GAGTGGGCTGGTGATTGGAAGCGGTTTAAAGAGTTTCCTCACTTTCAATACACGGGTGGCCTGACACTAGCCAAGTTGCGAGAAGGAGCGAAGATTGCCTAACAAAGAAACGTTAGACCCTGCTGGCTTTCCCATTGAAATGGATAGGCCAATCGTGTTTGAGGAGGGTGACTTTGAAAATCCTCATACAGAGCTTTCTATTACTGAATCGGCAAAGGATTTAGGTTTGCCAGGCGAGGGTTTCTATAATGTTCCCAGCATTTATGGCGGCAAGATTTATGATCCCAAAACTGAATTTGATGTGATTCGCCAAAACGTACAAGAACAAGCAGCAAAAGGATTTAGATACCCAAACTTTCCATCTATTGAAGAAGCTGAAAAAGCTGCACAAGCCCGTAGCGCATACTTCAATGAGATAAAAGCAGATATGTTGCGCGACGCTATGGAAAGGCGCAGACAAGAATTGATGTTGCAAATGATGCAAAGAGGTCAGTGATGGCTAAGAAAGGTGTGAGCCTGGCAGTAGGTCGTGGCGAGAAGCTATCAGTCTCTCGCGGTGCTGGCCTGACTGAGAAGGGCAGAGAAAAGTACAACCGTGAAACAGGCAGTAACCTTCGTCCACCAGTGACCAGCAGTAAGCCAAGCAAAGGTGAAGCTGCTAGACGCAAGTCTTTCTGCGCTCGTATGGCTGGCGTGGTACGCAAGTCCAAGAACTCTGAACGCGCCAAAGCCTCTATGCGACGGTGGAAGTGCCGCTGATGAGTCACCCGCAGCAAATAGATTTTGTAGCAAAACTAAGCCAAAAGTTCCCAGAATTATTTGTGAGAACGAATGTCTTAGAAATAGGCAGTCTTAATATCAATGGCTCTATTCGCCAGTTCTTTCAGCAGTGCAATTACATTGGTGTGGATATTGGTGAAGGTCGTGATGTTGACTTAGTTGCTAGAGGCGAAGAACTGACTTATAGCGACGGAACATTTGATGTTGTTGCAAGCTGTGAATGTTTTGAGCATAACCCTCAATGGGCTAAAACATTTGCAAACATGACGCGCATGGCAAGCAAGCTCGTATTCTTTAGCTGCGCTACGACGGGAAGGGCAGAGCATGGCACAAGGCGAACAACGCCCCATGACGCTCCTTTCTGCGGAGATTACTACCGCAACCTGACGGAAGAAGATGTACGCCAGGAATGTGATCTCAGCGCATTTAAAGTATATGAATTTATAGCTGACTATACGGCTAACGACTTATACTTTTGGGGGCTGAAATGAAAAAAGGTCTTTACTACAATATCAACAAGCGCCGCGAGAAAGGCTTGCCGCCTAAGCGTCCTGGAGAAAAAGGCTACCCAACGAAGGAAGCCTTTGTCCGTTCTGCAAAAACGGCAAGGAAGCCACGTTCTCGTTAATTGCAAGTAGTGTTGCAGTTGCCACCATAGCAGCAGGTTGTGCAATAGACGCACTGACCATTGCTGCAATAAGTATTGTAGGTGCAAGCCGCATAAACCATCGGTGCTGCGACTGCCAGCCAAAGTGCGAATAAGTATTTCATGTTTCCCCCTGCGCATAAAGTTGACGAATAGTTGCTACTGGAACATCTAGCTTTTCGTGGATCGCTAGAATCACTGTCGGCGACAACTTGGTTTTCTTGTGCCGCATTTTGCTTAATGTCGGATTAGAAATATTAAGCAGCGCACCTAATGCTGCATCCGATTTACATCCAGCAAGTTTTCTCAAGTGGTCAAGCAATGGATTTGCTTGCATATAAAGGTCTGGGTCTCTAGTCATTGCTCCTCCTTATGGTGATGAAAGCAGCGCACCCTCAAACACATAGCTGCCAATGTGTGAGAGATGCGCCCACGGTGCTGCATAAACCTTACCGCCAATGTCTCGCCAGATTTTGCAGAAGTGATAATCCTCTGACAAAAGCCGGTTCGTTCCTGGCTCTATGCTTGTCGCAAAGTATTCTTTTATTTTCTCTGCCCCAAGTGTTCCTGCTAGATCAGTAACGTCATTGGTGTACTCAGGAACAGCAGCCGCCAGCTTCTCAAATACCTCACGCTTAATTAGCATGAAGCCTGTGCCGCCATTAAATATCTCCACTGGCTCATTGACTGGCACTGTTACCTCACCAGCGTAGTTCACCAGGTTCACCACAAAGCTGCCGGTGTGGTACTTCAGTTGATCGTCAGGAACACCCGCATCCATCGCACGTTTGACGCTGCCCCAGTTGATTTCCTTCTTAGGGTAAATGCCGCAGATAATGTCCTTGTCGGCCTCAATCATTGGGATTACGTCATTGGCATTGAAGCGAATGTCTGCGTCAATAAACATCAAATGAGTGCAGTCTGTCTTCATAAAGCCATGCACCAGTGCATTTCTGCCCCTGGTAATCAGGCTTTCGTTAAACATGAAGCTCATCATGCTGGGTATTTCCTTGTCGCGTAGCAGATTGTTAAGCTGCATCAACGATTGGGCATAGAAGCCAAAGCACTGGCCTCCGTACATAGGCGTGGCTATAAATATTTTTGTCATTTCTTCATCCTATAAAACCATTTGTCTGCGCGGCGTTCACAACTAATGTCGTATCCGTTCTGTCTTAGCTCAGAGATGATGCTGTTGACTGCACACACCCCTGCTTTCTGGATAATTTCCATAGTTGTATATTCGCCTCCCCGCCCCAAAAGTTTTGCGACTTTCTGAAGACGGTCTGATTTATCTAACTGGGCTGCATTCACGATATATCCTCCACTCTAATCACCCATTCTTTTTTGGAGTTTTGTCTCCAACCGTGTACTTCTATTCTGATCCCAGCATCTCTGACAAACTGCACTGTCGGAGAATCCTGAATCTTCTTAATGCGAGTTGCGACTGCTGATGCTGTGACTTGTACCGCAAGCACTTCATTCTTTCTCAGTGCCAGCAGATCGCACCAGCCCCACAAGTCCTGGCGTATCCTTGCCCAGTGATTCCACTTCTCGACAATCTCAACGTGGTAACCCTGCTCTCGCAGATACTCCAGGCTTCTTTGTGTTGGGCTAAGTTTTGCCATCAGAAAGGAATCTCATCATCATTAAATGGTTTTGATTCTCTAGGCTTGGGTAGTTCCTTAGGCTTCTGGTAATTGGGATCGGGCTGGAAGTTATCTTCTGCCACACTAATCAGATCACCCACCTGAGTCTGGTATCTCCATGCCGCCATCTTTACCCATTCACCAGCGGATATATCTCTACTAGCAGTAAATCCACCTTTGTAATGCGGCTGCTTGGTTCCTTCCTTGCGCTTGTCATTCATGTACAAAACGCCTTTGCCTGGTTCTTCCTTATGCTGTTTCATACTTCCTCCAACGAGTTTGAAGCTGCGATTACCCGCATCTTGGTTGCCGCATCTAATGTGTCGATAACTTCATGATTAACTTCCTTCAAGCGTTTTAGCTTGTCGCGCTTAGATTCATCACTTAGTTTCTGGCTTGCCTTTATTTTGTGGACTAGATCGTGGAAGGAAATCTCCCAGCCTTCTAAATCCGTGGACTTGTCGTATGGCTCCTCCGTATCCGGTATGTACAGCGGCAAAAAATTGCCACCTTCTACCTTTGCCTGTTTAATTTCCTCAACGACTTCTGCGGCTCCCATGTCTTTGACCTTAGGTGATTCAGTCTTTGTCGGCTTATCGTCAAAGTCTTCAACTTCCTCGACGGAATAGGTTCCAACGACACAACCTGGGTAAACGGTACGAATGCCCTCGCTAATGCACCGACTTCTAAGCATGGCTCTAGGGTATTTAATCCATCCTGACCCTGGCTTAACGAGTCCGATACCCTGCGCCTGACTGATAGTCCAATCCACAGTAATAGAGCCACCAGCAGGGTGACTAAAAATGCCTGTAACACGCTCATCGGTATATGCCTTCCATTCGACTTTGCCGCCAGCGGCTTGAAAACGTGCAAGCATTGCGTCCGCCCTCAGTGCTGGCTTGCCTTGAATGATGTGGTAATCCCTTGCTGCAATCGCTGGATGCTGGCCTTCTGCTTGTGCAATCAGCATCAGTGCCATTGCTTCATCTGCGGTCTTAACGCCAAACAATCCGGACTTAGCAACAGCTTCCGCCATTGTTTTAATTTCATTCACTGGTACTAGGTTCATCGCTAATCTCCCTTTGTTGGATCATTGCATCTGCAATTAGGTAGGCATCCTTCGCTAATACGTCTGCCTTGTTAATCTGAGTTTTCATCAGAAATATTTTCAGTGCTTCTATTGCGATTTGATCGCGTAGTTCCATTGCTATCCCCTTCTCATTTAAGTAAAAAGCGGCGAGAACCTGGCGTTTCCGTGACAAACTTTTCATAAATGTCTGGCATTGCCTGTCTGAAAAGCGTTTCGTTAAAACTCATGCTTCCCTTAGAACTACGCCAGGTTGCAATCGTCCTACCATCCACGCTCATTAACGATCCCCTTGTACCCATGTACTGCTTTACCGCCACTTCTAAAGACTCTGCTTCTTCCTTCAACTGCTTAATCTTTGTCTTGTACTCACGCAAGATAGCTGCTGCCTTTTCCACTGCACCACTGGCAATAACGGTCTGGTCTGTTGATACGGGATAAACCACCTTGCAAGCGTCCAGTGTCTCTGGCTCTGGCAGGTTTCCTGATGCGACATAGCCCCATAGTTCTGCCATTGTCTTGACCAGATCGTCTTTCATCTCTTGTGTTATTTCAAAGTGGAAGGTACGGAACTTCTGTCCACCGAACAGGACTGCAAGATATATCTGCTCCACGTTATGTACCGCTGCTTCGTGAATGAGTTGCACCATATCAGCAGCAGGAACCACATTTGTTTCTTCGTCAAACTTAGACATAACGCCCATGTTGTAATTCTTGCATTCAACGAGTATTCGTCCATCTGCACTGATGTAGTCAAAGTGAGAGCGAAACCACGGCTCAGTCGGATGTGATAGTGCATAGTCGGCATCCTTCAATTCAATGCGGTGCTTGTCCTGGAACAGTCTTGCAATGGTTGGCTCCATTACTTTCCCCATATCCAACAGTTCTTGAATATCGGAAAGATCAGGCGGCGGCATCTTGCCTTGCTTTTGCAAGATAACGTCAGCGGCTTTGCCTTGTACTGCCATGCGACTATCGCCTGACCACCATGCTGCATTGCGGACTTCTGGTGCAAAGTCTTCTTGATTAGGACTTGTCATAATTTTTTTCCTTTAACTTGTTCTCTATGGCTTCAATAAACATATCCACATCATGCCAATAGTCATCAGCAATCTGTTCTGCTTCTGCATCCGTCAGCCCCTGCCATTCGCGCACAACACAC